TATCTTTCATTTTAGGGTGAGTATATTTCATATTCACAAAATTGAAGAATCTCTCACAGAAATCGTTCCCATGACCTTGCTTCATCTTTCTCCACAAGATTGGGTTACGCAACCATCTAGTCCACATTTTAACTAAAGGCATAAAGTCTAACTCTTTATCTAAGGATTCAAATATTCTATCTACTAAAGCTTGAGGCATTGGTATTGTTGATACCACGCTGTTGTGCTTAAGAAAGAATTCTCCTGTTGCTTTGTTAACGTGAATAAATTCACATTGTGTTTCAATAGTTTTAGTGTAGTCTACAACACATAAAGGAGCAAAAGCTTCTAGTACTGCATTGTATTCTTCTACAGTTTCTACTGTTTGACTTGCTACTGCAAGATTTGTCATACTAGTATATAGCTCTTGGCTATAATCTACTGCGAATGGAGTATCTCCATATGAACCACAGATTTTGTTGTCTATTACATTTAATGTAATCATAATTAATTATTTAATTGGTTAAAAAATGTACCGTATTTTATTCCACGGTACGTTGGAATTGTGTAGCTCTTTAAATTGTTCTATATACTCAGATTTAAGTCCAAGTTTGTATCGTACATTTTCTCCACCATACTGTGAAATCTTAGCTTCTTGCTTACCAGGAACCCAAAGGTCTTTCTCTGTTGCTGGGTGCGCAAGCATGTTAGCTGTGTGTTTTTTGAAATTGTGGGTTAGAAATATAACTTCAGCTTGTACTCTGTCTTTATATTTTCTATCTACAATAGCATCAACACCTTCAAATAATTGTGTGTAGTCTTCTATCCATGTATCTGTAACAATAACTGGAGAGAAATTTATATGTACGTCATACCCTGCATCTATAAAATCATTGATTGCTCTAATCCTATCAATAATCTTAGATGTATTGGGTTCGTGTAAGTCAGCCATTTTTTGAGGCATAAGGCTGAATCTTATACGTATCTTACCTTCAGGATCAAAAGAGCAAAGATTAGGATTTACATACTTAGTTGCAAAACTGCCCATTGCTACAGGATGATCACGAAAGAATTCAAAAATCCTTTGCCACTCATGATGCTTAGCATGCAACGCAAAATCCTCGTTGCAGCTAATATCATAAGTTGTAAAAGTTTTGTGAGTCTGATTAGGTTTGTCTACAGGTGTAAAATACGCGTGATTATTAACCGAAGTCAATATATCACCTGTATTTGTAGCTACAGACAAACCTTTATCTTTATGGCGTTTCATATAACAGTACGAACAGTTATATAAACATCCGTACCCAAAACTAGGAGAGATAAAATCTGTAGATCGTCCAGAATCCCTTATCTTAAAGGTTTTCCTTGTATCTTTAGTTATTAGCTGTCCCATGTTTCTCTATTTTTTGCTTTTAGATAAATTCTAATCTCTTTCTCAAGTTCAGGAGATATATCAGGTTCTCTGTCTTCAAGCACACTAATTTCATCTAACATTGGTTTTACTTCCTCAGCGAATTCAACTATCTCATCATAAATACTTAACACATCTAGATCAGCAGCTTTAGCGTTAGGTATGTCAGAAAGAACAAACAGCTCTTTAGACTTCTTTTTAATCGCTTCTACATCGTCAGAGGCGTTACAAAATACTTGAAAATCATATAGTTTATCCATATAATCAACAATAGCTGGATTCAGAGACTCTGCTTTCAGATAAGATCTACTACAATACTTCTTCCTCATATCTAAAAGTTTGCAATACTTCTCTTGTAAATCAGGATGAATGCAAGATAATCCTTGCATAAATTTAAAATCATAGATTTGATGAAGTTTATAAGAAGTGTAATATTCAATTAAAGATTGGTCCATAGTATATTCATTGTTAGGTGTTAATTGTAAAAAGAAATCGTCGATATGTTTAACATTAGGGTTTTTAGTAATAAATTTAACTTTATTCTGACTAACTCTTATAAATTGAGGGGTATCCCATCCTTGTTTAGGAACAGCCCACGCTTCATATTCTGTATCATTATTCCATTTTCTAAATCTAACAGGAGAATGGTCGTACCAATAAACTGGTTCCTCTTGATCTCCATTGTGATAAGATCTTGTACTTTTTTCATACACATCTTTGTGTGTAGGTACCACAGATTTTAACAATAAAGCAGCAATTCTCATTTTATCTTCATCTTCTTTAGTACAATAATAAATACGAGACGTACTACTCATAAGATCTTTAGCTTTTGGCTCAATCTTATCTAATGTAAACCAATTCTCTTTTCTATCGTCATACCTAAGAGTATAAGCTACCATTCTTTGTTCTATCTCTCTACGGTCTGCAGCTGAAAGATTACTGAATTTAGATAGCTCTAGTTGCTGATCTTCTTCAATTTTAGAATTTTCTATAAACTCTTCAGGAACTTCAATATCATCATAGTTTTTATATAATTCTGACTCTTGCATAAATTTAAGGATAACATTACGTTTAGTTGTAACTCTATTCTTCTCTTTCATAAGTTTAACAAGAGAGTCACCTGTAGATTTAGCTATATCATTACTAAATTTAGCATCTAAATCTTCTAAAGTATAAGTGCAAACTTTATTTGAATCATATTTAGATTCGCAATCTAACTGTCTAAGATATGCATCTTTGTACTTATTAAAGGCACCGTTTCTTTCATAGAAATGTGAAGAATTGAATGATCCCCAATTTTTTACTGGTTCTCTCTCCATTTTATTATTAAATGGTTTCGGAGTCATAAGATTAAATCCTTCAAACAATATATGAGAAGCTGAATACTTAATTCTAGGATCAGGACTAAAGCTAGGTTTAATTAACTCTTTGTCTACAATATTTGCTAACTTATTTAAGACTCTGTTTTCACTATCACCATTTGTAATAAGAGCTCTACACTTAGATACCCACTTTAAGAAATCTGTTTCTTTAAGCTGTTCTTGTACTATTTCACTAGCTTCTTGTGCAGCAGCTTTAATTACACCTTTAATATAGTTTTTAGTAGCTTCATTCCAAATAACTTTTTCACGAGATGGAGTAACATCTACACCTTCTTGTAATACAACTTCCATCCCATTCTCATCAGTTATAACTTGTCTAGCAGGACATTTAAAAGCAATAGAACCGTACATCTGCTCCATTTCTAGTTCCCTGAAGTCAATGTATCCATAGTTAATACCTGTTTTAGATTTTTTATCTTTGACAAGTACAATGTGTGGTTTACTAAAGTAGTAAGAATCAGAAACTATTAAGTTATCAGAGTTATGTAATATCCCGGCCTTAAAGTTAACAGTCCTTGCATACCCTTCATCTTCGTTATCTATAACTTCAAAATTAACATTATCAAAATATAACAATTGCTCTTCTACTGCTTGTTCAAACTTGTTACGATTATGTCTTTTTACACCAAAAGATACTGTTGTTCGGTTTTTAAGGTCACTTAAAGTGTAATACACTTTTGTCCCATCACTGAATGTAACAAATGAATTAGTTAACCCTGTTTTTGGGTTAAATGCAGGTATTATAAAATCAGTCTTGTAATTATAGCAATTACATTTAAACTTCATACCATTGTATATAGTTTCTATTGTGTAGAAGTCCACACCTGTTGACAGGGCAGCCTTAGCGCCAAGTCCAAAGGCACCGAAATTTTCACTAGTATTTCTTTTCGTAGAATAACCTAGTTCCAATATACCTTCTAAACGTTTTGACCCAATACCTACACCATAATCAGTAACTTGAAATATATCACAATAACCTACACCTTCATTCTTAGTGTATACTAAATCTATACAGTCTATTGAAGGAGCTAATGAATCGATATTGTAATAGCTTAGATCAAAATTACTATCTTCATATTGATCGCCGTGGCGCTCAATGTAATAGTCTTCAACTTTCTTTGTGCCTTCTACTATTTCTATTGCCATTTCTTTCTCACGTTGAGAGTCACATGCATTGGTAACAAGTTCTCTTATCGTAGATTGAATTGGCATAGAATACTGTGTAGACTGAAGAATGTCAAATACCATCTTTTCTGCGCCTTTATTGATGCGCTTTGCAATCCCAGGAGATCCTTGGATTGGCTTGTCAATTGTTTTAATACTCATAATTAATGTTTAATTGGTTTATACTTTACTAACTTTCGTCTCTGTCTGCTTCTGATCTATCTTCTGCTTTAGCGTCAAGCATTTGATTCTTGTACTCATGTTCTTCTATACTAGCTTCAAAGAACTCTTCACATTTTTCACATATAAATCCTTCTTGAGGTTCTGCATGATCTAAACAGTCTTTATTTTGACATATACCATTCATTATTGGTGCATCACAACAATAGCTGGTACCATCTGTATTATCTGTGTATTCATCCCCACAGCAAGGGCTTACTAAGTTTGACATAGTTTAATTGTTTAATTGGTTAATGAAAAAGAGCCCTATTAAGGGCTCTTTGTTATAATTGTTTGATAAGATCAACAACTTCGTCTACCTGTTTTTTATTTCTAGGCATGAATAGTACGTATTGTTGTTTAGTATCTTTAAGATGTCTTTTAAATAACTTCCACCTTAAAGGGAAAGACTCATTTGCATAGCCTTTAGTTTCAATGATAAATTTACCAGCAGGATCTACAAAATCAGGAGTATAAGTAATTGGTCTTATTTTACTCCCTTTATTGTAAAGCTTTTTAGCAGTGCCTTCATAACATGCTTGTGGATAAACTAGACCATCAAATATTGTAAATGTATGCTCTTCATACTCTACAGGCACTTTAGCCTTTTCAAGTTCTTTATAACAATAAAGTTCTAGATTAGATTGAAAATTGTGCCCATTATAAGTACTCTTTTTAGCATTTTTTACTTTAGATCTTCCTTTACTTCTTTTATTCCAGACCATAGTTCATCACATTTGTTTGAAGGTACCCTTCCAGACCTCTATTCTTATTCCAGATAAACCCTTGACCACATCTAAGAGTACCAACATATCCTTGAGTTTTATGCCAAGCATCGTTCCCACATATAGATGGTATAAATCTAACCTTAGTTCCCATGTATTCATTAAGCATTTCTTTGTGCTTATGTCCACAATGTACTTCCCTAACTTTAGACCTACTCCACATAGCTGGTTGCTCAGTAGCAATTAATAATGGTAATTCTTGAGGCTTCTCTTTGTCTCCGTGAGTAAACATAATCATATTAATACCATACTCATAATACTTACGTGTGTCTAGACTATTATCTATATTCACATTCTTATTATTATGATACATAGCATCTAATACTTCACCAACATAGAACATACGTTCAAAGTCATGATTACCTTGTACAACTACAACATCTACCGGGGCAAACTGCGCTAAGTAATCAATTGCTTTCATAACTAAGTTCCAATAACCTCTAAAAGACTGTCTCCACATCATACTGTCTTGTTGAGGTGTACCTTTAGTTGTAGCTCGAGAAAATCCTTCTGAGTTTAGACCGTCATTACCTACAGGCAATAAGAACCTTTCTATGTCTACTCCATCTGCTTTTCTATGCAAATCCATAATAGCTTTCATATAGTGCTCTTCCATTGCTTCAGGGCCATCTTCTGTAATCTTACCATAATGAATATCCGGTAAAGAAATTTCATAGCAAATAGGATCTTTAGACTTCTTATAAGCAATCTTTTTAACTTTGTGAGAATGAGTTTTAATATAATTTAACAACTCATCTTTAACTTGCGGCTGTTCATGCCACTGATTGTGTGTTACTATACTATACCGCTGTTCTCCTTGAAAATTTTGCCAGAATTTAACAGACTTTACGTCTGACATTGTTAGGCCATTGTCTAATAAATGTTTAGAAAATGCTTGACTTTCACTTAAGTCATGTCCGTTATCATTATTCATGCGTTCTTGTACCCACTCTTCAGAAGTTACAAGCTTTTTACAATCTTTAATAATAGCTATGTCTACTTCCCATTTATCTGCTAACCATTGTGCTCCTTTTTTTAGAAA